ATTGATCGCCCCACGATTGCGGCGGATGACGTTCAGGATCGCGCGTTCGCCAGAGGGGGTGGCGAGGTAGTCACCCACAATCGACGGGTCGAGCACGTTGATGATCCGGGTGGACATTGCGGGGGCTGCAGATGCCGCGCCATCGCCGTTCATCTCGACGCCAAGTCGTCCACCCCGGCCACGACGCAGCGGCAAGATCGCCTCGGGCCCTGCCTCACCCATGAGCCCTATCCCGCGTGCAAACGGAAACACCGTCGGGCGATCAACCACCCCACCCCGGGCAAAGGCCGTGAGTTCCTGGCCGCCGCCAAAGACACCGCCCCGCGCAAACCCGAACAGGCTTGTGAAAAAGCCGCCACCGCCACTCCCGCCCGCGCCACCGCCAGAGAAGGCGCTGATCAGCGCATTCTCGATCGGCTTGAAGGCAAGATCGATCAGCCGGTTGGCGAGGTTCCCCGCGATACCTGCAATGGCACTGGCGAATGTCTGCCAGCTGAACTCGCCAGACTTCAGGGCGTCCTTGATGGGGCCGGTGATATCCTGCGCGAGGCCTTGTGCAATCTCACGCGAGCGGTCTTGCGCCGCGCGCAGCGCGTCCGTGGTCGCCTCCCAGGCCGTGCGCGCGGTATCGGCGCCCTCGCGCAGCGCGTCGCCAGCGCTCCGACCGGCGCCGCCCGCAGCGCCTGCTGCCTCTTCGGTGGCCTCCAGCGTCTCTTCCAGCGCCTCGGCAGCCGCACGCGCTCCATTCAGCCCTGCCTCCGCCGCCACCCCGCTCGCCGTGACGGCCTCCCGAAGTGCCGCAACCGACTGGAGCGGTGCCGTTGCGGCACTGACAACACCGGCCATCATCTCGCGCAGTGCCGCTGCCTGCGTGCGGGCATCGGATGCGTATTGGTCGAGCCCGAGATCGGGCGGCGCAATCGGATCGGAGTTGAAGGCGGCCGCGAATGCGTCGCGTGCCTGGGTGCCTGCCTCTGCTGCAGAGCCTTCAAACGGGTTGTCGATCCGGCCCAGCTCCAGATTGCCGATCAGCGACACCCGGCGCTCCACGCCAAGCGCCTCAAGCCCCGTGTTGATCCCCTCCAGAAACCCGTTGATGCGATCACCAACACCATTGAGCATGGCCTCCACGCCCGCGATCAGCGCATTGGCTGCCTGGAATGCGAAATCCCCGATCGTGCCCGGCAGCGCGCCCCAAAGCACCTTGATCGCCTCAAACGCGCCTTGGAATGTGTTGAGCACAGCATTGCCAAAGCCGACCACGGCCGCGAGCGAGGTCTGCAGCGCCTCGGCAATGGCGGCTTTGATCTCGGACCAGCTGGCGATGATCCGCAGACCCATGGCAAGTGTGCCCAGCGCCATGCGTTCGGAGACCTCGCGCGCAAGATCGCCCAGCAGCGACAGCGCGGTGCCAAAGCCGCCCGCACCGCGCACGAGGCGACCGAACCAGTGGACCAGTTCTCCCGCGCCAACGATCAGGGCGATAAAGGGCAGGCGCAGCAGTGCCCCGCGCAGGATCACCAACGCCATGGCGAGCCCCCGGACCGAAACCGCTGCCGCGATCTTGGCCGCCACGAACCGGCCCGCCATCAGGGTGGCGATCCCTGTGGCATAGGCCGTCAGGCGCCCGAGGTTCTCGAAGAGTGTGCGGATCGCAACACCCAGCGGTCCTGTGGTGCGCGCAACAGCAGCCATCGCACCAGCCACGGCCTCGAGCGCAGGTGCCGCAGCCACTGCCAGCTGATTTGACAGCCCTCGCCAGATCAGACCCAGCCGCGAGATCGCGTCATTGGTCCGCTCGATCTGCGCGGCATCCTGATCGGAGACCACCACCCCGAAGTCGCGCACATCTTGCGTGGCTTGGCGCAGCGTGGCCGTATCGATGCGGGTGAACACCAGACCAGCACGATCACCAAACAGCTGCGAGGCGACTGCGGCGCGCTCGGCTTCGGGCACGAACTCTGCCAGTCGCTCCTGAATAAGCGCGATACGCTGATCGAGCGGCAGCGCTTGCAACTCGGCCGCCGACAGGCGCAGTCGGTCAAGCGCGTCCGCAGCAGGCCCGGTGCCCGCAGCGGCCTGGCTCAGCCGCCGCGTCAGCTGCATCGTCGCCTGTTCGATCTGCCCCATCGACACGCCCGCCAGATCGCCCGCGCGCTCCAGAACCTGAATGCTCTCGACCGTGGTGTCGAGCGAGGCGGCCAGCTTTGCTTGCGCATCAACTGTCTGGAGCCCTGAGCGGATCATCGCAGTCGCTGCGACCGCGATTGCGGCGGCGGCAGCAGCCATTGCCACGCGGGCGCGCCGCGCAAACACTGCCAGCCGGGCATTCGCGCTCTCCATCTCGCGCGACAGCCGCCCAAACCCGCGTGTTCCAGCCTCGCCGACACCCACCAGCTCGGCCTGCACCTGTCGCCCACCGGTGGCGGACAGCCGTACGGAAACGCGTTTCTCAGTCATGCTGTCCTCCCAATTGTGTATCCGTCTGTTCGTTGAGTTTGCGCACCATCACGGCTTCGATGACCGGCAGGAGTTCGACAGCCGCGCGCGGATTGATGCCCAGTGCATCCGCCATGGCCAGTGCCGCGCTCATGTCCCAGCCCAGCACGACACCACCCATTGCACCCGGCATTGCGCGGATCTGACCACCCAGCCGCCCGGCCAGGTCCCAGACCTGCCAGCCGTCCAGCGTGCGTGGGGCGTTCAGGATTTGCGGGCAGTCCTGGCAGCTTTGCGTGCACGCTGCACAGTAGTCTGCGCCCCCGCCGTAGACCCAGTCGGCAAGGGCGCGGAGACGTTTTTTTCCGCTTCCAGCTCTAGACCCTTCGCAACATAACCCATCTGGAAACGCTCGAAGATCGGCCAGATATCGAGCAGTGCGGTGATCCCCTCGGGGCTGATCGGCATTGGAGTGTCCTCGGCATCGCCGACACCCTCCCAATCGAGGATGGCACGTTCGGCCAGCGCCTTGCCGAAGATCACGGCGATCTCGTCATCGCTGGTGCCCTCAGGCAGACCGCGCACGGCCGGGTCGCTGCGCGCCGCCACCATCAGCGCGGTGGTCAGCGGCTCCACCCGGACGCGCACGCCAAGGCAAAGAGCGAGCCAGTAGGGCTCGCGGGCAAGGTTCAGGCGCAGCATGGATCAATACTCCTCAATGCTGTTGATGAGAGTGACGGTGCACATCCGGCCCAGCGTGCTGTCACGCGCGGCCTGCCAGTCGAAGGTGGCCTGCACGCCCTGCGGCCCAGAGATCTCGATGCGCGGGCGCGGCAGATAGACGGCATGGGCGGTGAGTGTCAGGCTCTCGCCCGACGGCAGCACATAGGCAAACTCAAGCGCGCAGGGATCGCCATTGATCGCCTGTGTCACCAGCACCTGATCGGCAAACCGCACTTCGACCCGGCCGGTAAGTGCCGCGATAGACGGGTCTGCGCCATCGATGCGCCCGTCAGAGCGGATGGTCTCCACCCGATCAAGCGTGTTGGCATAGGTGATCTCGGCCGAGACGATGTTGCCAAGGGCCGCGCCGTTGCGGGTGATCGATCCGTTGAAATGGCCGAACCGTTGCAAACCGAGATCAGTCAGCGTGCCCGCAGCGGATGCGGCAGCGATGCTCTCACCCTGCGCCACAAGGCTGGCGGTCGCGGTCAGGAGGCCTGAGCGCTGCATCTGCCAGCTGAGCGTATCGAGAACGCAGCCCGAGTACATGGCAAAGCGAGGGATCTCCGGCATGCCGGTCTCTATGGACATTGACGGCAGGGTCCAGCCACCGGAGCGAAACTCGTGGGTGTAGGGTCCAACGCCGGTGGTGACCGGATCACCAAAGGCCGCCTTCAGCCAGAAGCCGAACGCCTGCGCATCAATCGGCACGACAACGTTGCCGTCCGCCGTCACCGCATCCTTGATCGGCGGCAGTGGATCGCGGCCGTAGCCCAGCAGTTCCGAGTTCAGGAGCGGCTGTTCCGATCCCAACGATGTGCTGGCAAAGGGCATCTTGGTGAAGCCGCTGGCGGGCGGCGTTCCATAGGTCGTCTCGAACGCAATCGCCATCTGCGCCCGCGCCCCTTGAGCTCGTGCCATTGTTCTCTCCTTGGATTGTCGGGATCAGCCGAGCGGGTCGGCCGTGAAATAGTGCAGCACCACTGGGATCACGGCAGCCTTGAGCGCCGCGGCACCCTCGATGGGCAGGTCGACTGGACGGGGCGCTTCCGCCTCAACCCAGTCGCAGAGGCCTTCCAGCGTACGGTCAGCGGCAATAGCGGCGCCGATGCTAGCGGTCAGGGTGTCGAAGGCGGCGTCACGGTCAGCGCCCTGCACGACAGCTTCGATCTCAGCGCGGTGTTGATAGTGGTAGCGTAGCGGCGAAAGCGTAACCTCGGGCTCCCCCGGTTCACCGTCGCGCAGGATCAGCAGGCAATCGGTCGGGACGCGCTCGGGCAGCACCTCGCCGCGCAAGGCGGTGGCGGGAAGCGCCTGCAGCAAGGTGTGCAGCGCGGCGAGGATGGTTTCGCGGGGGGTGGGCATGGGATACTACCATCAATCAATATCAAGGTTTGAATACAGAAAATCCGGTTGACCGAGGTTTTCCGCTATACCTCGCTGACTGGTCCAGCCTGAGCCGTTCCCTCGACGACGGCACGCTCAGATTTCCAAACGTGATAGCCCATCTCGTGCCCGCTCAAGCTGATTGATGGCGACAGCGCTGGCGAACGGATTTACATAAAGCAGGTCGTGACTTTCAACGCCCACGTCAAAGACGCAATCCTCGTTGGGGCGTGCAACGCAAAGCAGCACATAGCCTTCGAGCGATTGACGCTTGTTCAGCGCTGTGCCTTTCGGCTGACGGACAGACCCCGAAATCATTCGGGCTGCGCATGTGATGCAACCGCCGTATCGGCAGGCAATTGGCAAAACGTAGCCTGCTGCCTCGACCACGTCGATAATCGCTTCGTCCTCACCAACGTCAAAAGACAGACCGGCGCGATTACGGAATGTAACCTTATGTCGATGCATGCGACCTCCGTTCAAAACACCCCGGCCAAATCCAAGGCCGGGGTGCTGGTAGAATGCGGTGTCAGATCCAGATGTCGGACGAACAGTCGCCACCGGGATATCGCGTTTCATGTGCGCGGGCCGGTCCATGCGGTTCTTCGTTAAAATCAACAAGGAAATCGTCGCGGATCGTCATGCCGCCATTCTCAGTGTCGCAATCGACAATCAGCATGATCCCTCCCTTATCTTTCATCGAGGGATAGAACTGATTGTCCCAGGTCGAGAACAGCGAGGTGGTGACATAGAGCCGCTTGCCGTCCAGCGAAAGCTGGATCATCTGTGGCGCACCGTCGACGGTACGGCCGTTGACCTCTGGCGCCTTGCCAAGCAAGCCGCCGATCCACACTTGACCGGTCAGCTTCGGGTTCGCCGGATCGGACACGTCATATTGGCGCAAATCGCCGTGCAGCCAGTTCGAAAAGTAGAGGTACTTGTCATCCATGGACACCAGGATATCGGTGATCAGGCTGGGCATCGGCACGGGGAATCCTTCGACATCCACCGTCGGCACGTCGATGATCTTGTTGATTTCGACTTGGCCATTGTCCTTGTGGTAGTGAAAAATGTTCGACGCCAGCGCGGCACCAACAAAGCCATGCGTGCTGTCCGGATTATGAAGAAACCGCGCTTCAAGCGGGATCATGCCTTCAGGACCCAGATCGATGGACTGTTCAACCGTGCGGTTCTTGAAGTCCCAGAAATGGACGTGCTGGCCATATTTTCCACGGGCCACGTCCTCCAGATCAAATCCCGGCATGAAGGTGTTGGGTGACGCCCACTCGGTCGAAATCATCATGTTATGGCGCGGCTGATACCAGAAGTCATAATTGTATTTCATCTCGCCAATATCTTTTTCCCAGCGGCCAAGAATGTTGAAGTCCTTGTCGAGATGCAGGAAACCTCCCGGTCCGTTGCCTTCAGCGTCGCCCAGCATCGACACGATGATATCTGCGCCGAGGCAATGCACCGTATGAGGGGCGGAAAGGTTGGTCTTCGCCTTGATTTCTTCTCCGTCGATCGTTTTGTAAAGTGTCGGTTTGCGCGGATCGGTCGCGGTATCGACGATGTAGAAATTCGTGGTGCGAACACCTGGAATGATCAGATATTTGCGCTCCATGCTGCCATCCGT